TTTATTTACTGGTTGGTAAGAATAATTTTCGTTTGACTTTTTAATATCTTCTTGTGTTACTGGCGAAGGATCTTTTTCTGTTTCGCTCATGTATGCTCCATAAAATTCTACCGTATTCCTTCTGTTTAAATCTTGTCCAAACAAAGGGCCAAGTTGCTCTGCTGCATCTTTAATCGCATACGATTTGGCAGATGGTAAAGCCATTTGTACGGCTGCTGATTTTATGTTTGCTAAACTTGCCGCTCCTGTTCCGCTGTCTGTTTGTACAGGTGTTGCGCCTACGCCATCATGGTAAAACCATTCTCCAGTTACAGGGTTTTTCAAATGCAACCTAATAGTAACATACACGCTATTAAACATTAATCCCTCTCTTAATACCTCTACCCTATATTGTTGAAATATATATGTCAATAAAAATTCTATCTTATCTATTGGAATATATTTCGCAGGAACAGATTGCCCCCTGTCGTTTTTTGTTTTAACTAAAGGGTGTTCTTTTACGAAAGACTTGTGCGGCTGTTGATGAAGTAAAAGGTTGAGTTTATCGTTTTTTAATGCCTCTTGCGGATCCTTACAAAGCTCTGCTAAGGTTGGCAGGTTTTTTATTTCGCTCATTTATTTTGTTTTTTATATTCTGAAATTTGTCTTGCGACAGTTGATTTGTTAAAGCCCATTGCAATTATCTCTTTGTTTGTTTTACCATTTTTATATAAGATTATTATTTGCTTTGTTACAGGAACTTCGGGAGTAAATAATTCTTTTTTCGGTTGAATTAAAACCCTGTCTCCTTTACTTACTTGCGCTTCTGTATTTTTCATTACAATTCTAGTTGAAGGTGTTAATATTATTACTCTTTTAAATCCAGCATTCTTATTAATTACTTCTGCAATTTTATTATACTGTTGCATAATATCTCTACGTTCTTTTGGAGTATAATTTTTAACATCCAAAAACTTTTCTAAAAGTTGGTGAGATAGATCGTCTAACTCTACCATAGAAAGCGAAGTTAAATTATTTTCTTGATTTTCCAAAATTTTAATAATTTATTTTTTTAAATATTTTTTGTCTGTTCAAATAGGTAAAACTTTTCTTCTTTTTTCTTTACTAAAAGAAGTTGCAAGACTCTTAATACATCTGCTTGGTCGATATCTATATTTAATACATCCTGTTCTTTTGCTCTAGATGCTGGAGTAGATAACATCATAGATAACGGTTCGCCCATCGGTGTAAAAAAATTTAATTCTTGCGCTGGAGGTGTAGATAATTTTACACTAATAATAAGCTGCATTTTATCTGACTGGTCTGCAATATGCTTTGCATACTCTGTCATTTTCTTGATCTGCTTGTCTATATCCATAATCTCCTTGTAGATCACGGCTGCTTTGTGTAAATCTTTCAGTTTCATTTTCGTATTCGGTTGGTTGTTCGTCGCTGTTTGGTAAAATGTTTCCGTATTTTTCGAGTTGCCAGATTTCATAGTATGTCATAATTGTTTAAATTGGTATTTAAGTTGTTCAAATTTAAAATTCAATTCTTGTTGGTAGTGTTTTTTAGCCATTGATTTTGCAATACAACTGTCTTTAAATGTTGTAGCATTTTCTGGTAATATAAAAGATTCTATTTCGCTGCTATTATATCTAAATCTTAGATATCCATCATTATACATTATTGCGTACTTGTTAGTTCCTATGCTTTTGACTAATTTATATTCTTTTGGTAAATTAAATTGACATTCTTTATTTAACATTAATTTTTTAAACCATTCTGCATAGACGATAATAAATGTCATGGAATATATTAAACATGAAACAACTAAAATTAAACGTGTCTTTATCATATAAATAATATTCTAATTGTAAAATAAAGTGCAGTTCCGAATAATATAAATAATTCTAAGTAACCGCAATCGAAATAAGTTTTAAGTTTTTTCATGTTATATGTATTTTAGCTTTTACACTTGTGGTTAAAATTCTTTCGCTTCCATCGGGGAATGTAGCTACTTTAGGCTCAATGCTAAAATCTAAAACCATGCCGCCGTATTTATGTTGTCTATAAAAATCTTCAATCAATTGTTGGATATGGCGACAAAGCTCGTTTTTGTCCTGAACCAATTTTATTCTATCTAAACTCGATCCCATTTTAAGCTAATTTAATTTGGTTAACAAGCATTTGTCCAAAGCAGTTTACCATTAATCTTTCGTTGTCAAAAGTCATTGACTTTAACATTTTAATACATTCGTCGTGTTGATTATTTTTAATGCAGTCTTTTACAGACAAAGATATGCAGCCGCCATTTTTTCGGCTTGCAATTTTTTCGAGCAAGATTTCTTTTTTCATAATGTGGGGATTTATATTTGTTAAGAATTATTTTACATAAATAATAGTATCATACATATTACAATCAATAAGTTTATTTACAGAATAACAATTCGGAGCAATTAATATAGAACCATCAACTTCTTGGCAAGACTTTGCAATTGATTTATTCATTCCGTCTAAGGTGCATGTAAATAATAAACGAGTCAAATCGCTGGTAAATTTTATAGATTTAAAAATTTGACATTTACCTGCATTTGCTTTTTGAGTTTTCTTTTTCATAATTTTGTTTTGATAAAGCAAACATACGATCTAGTATTTAATTTTCCAAATTTTTATTTAATTATTTTTTTAAATTTTTTTATAGTAATTTTACGGCATGGAAAATATAATTCAAAAACGTCATACAACAATAAGAAAGCAGTTAATGGATGCTACTGTAAAAGCTATGGATAATCATACTGTTTCTAAAATAACCAAGAAAATAGGAGATGTTTTAGATCTTAGCCCTAATACAGTGCATAATTATATGTATGGTAGGTGTGCAGACGGATATACTGCGGAAGCGATATTAGATCAACTTAAAAAATTTTTAAAAAAATGAAAATACTTTTATGCGTAATAGCATTTATAATTTGTTCAACATGGATTTGCGAGTTCTTAATCAATCGTGTTTCTTCTACAACATATTTACTGCTTGCTATTTTAATAGAAGCTATACTTTTTTATTTCTTAATTTATAAACCAATAAAAAAACAATTATGATTACAATCGGTATTATTATCACATTTATTATTATTGCATGGATCTTAGGAAATGCAAAAGCTAAAGATGCAGAAACAGACGATCAAAAAACAGGAGCTCTCATATTAGCTGGTATAATTATTGTCGTAGGGTTAATTATCGCATTCGTTCAACCTTTTAAAGTTGAGAGAGTAGATGCTGGTCATGTAGGGATTAAAGTAAACCTAACAGGAGATAGCAGAGGTGTATCTAAATTTGAGTATAAAACAGGATGGGTAATTATTAATACATGGGTAAGCAAACTGTACGAATTCCCAACCTTTCAGCAACACATTGATTACGATGAACAACAAGTAATAACCAAAGGCGGTTTTTCTGCAACTATTAAGCCTTCATTTAATTACTCTTTAAAGTCAGGCGACATAGGTGATATGTTTTCTAATTTAAGGTTAAGTGTAAAAGATATAGAACAACAATGGCTAAGAACTGCTATTGTAGGCACTGTAAATGATGTTGCTAATAAATGGTCGGTAGATGATATATTTAATCAGCGTGAACATTTCGAAGCGGATATAATTGCAGAAGCAAATAAAAGAGTTTCTAAGTGGTTTACTATTTCACAATTAAGAACTAACATTACACCGCCTCCAGCTTTAACAAAAAGCATTGAAGCGAAAACACAAGCTATACAAGAAGTACAGGTTGCGGAGAATCAAACAAAAGTGGCAGTAGCAGAAGGGGATAGAAAAATTGCCACAGCAAAAGCAGATAGTGCGTTCAATGTAATTACTGCCGCAGGAGAGGCAGAAGCGATAAGATTAAAACAAGTAACGGTCACGCCTACTTATATTGATTATATGAAAGTTCAAAAATGGGATGGTAAATTACCGACAGTGCAGAGTGGAGGTAGTGGATTAATTTTGTCGCTTCCAAAAGAATAATTATATTTGTATCACAACTTTTTCATAAGCAGTTAGTTTTGGTAAACCAAAAGCCCGTTTCTACGGGCTTTTCTTATTTTTCATTATTACTAACCAATTCAGAATTTCCATGTAAAATAATTTGCCTAACATTAGAAGGCTGTATATTGTATTTAGGTCGCCTTATGTCGTTTAGTCTAAGTTTTTTAATTTCCACAATACCTACCCTGTCTTTTTGGTTTCCGCCAAGAATACCATAGTTCTCTTTGTTCTCGTAAACATATAAACCTACATGACCACCGCCACCCGGACGTTTAAACGTAAGAACATCCCCGAGCATTGCCTTATTTTGGTGCAACCCAAACTTACCCCAATTTAAAGCCCATAATGGATTCTCAGGCACTTCTTTACCTGCTCTCTTAGCTACAATAGCTATAAATAATCCGCACCACGGAGTTTCGTCTTGACTGTATGCTATTCCTAATTCTTCCGCCCAGCTTAATATTTCAAGATTATGTATCTGACCAACTATTTCTTGAACACCAAATAGCTTTAATGCTTCTACAAGCATTTTTGGAGCTCCTTCTTTTTCTAAAAAATTTTTGATAGCTAACTCTTTTTCCATTGCAAAATGTTTAAAAATAAAAGTATAATACAAACGCAAACCAAGATCCAATTAAAATTACTTTTTCTAACTACCTGGTCTTTGGTTTTTTCCAGCTTGTCATTTTTATCTTCTATAATTTGATCTCTAACAAAAACCTTTGCACTGTCTTCTATTTTTTGTTTTATATAAACATATTTTATAGGCAACTGGTAAGGCACCTGTATTGTTTTTGTTACAGTATCTTTAATGATTATATATTTTCCTTTTTCAGGCTCTTTAATTACGGGGCATTCAATATAAATTAAACTATCCACAACCTTTACAGTAGTGTCTTGCGAAGTAGTTACACAAGGAAACCAGAGCCTTGCCTTATCAGCCACAAGCTCTGGTTTATTAAGATATATCTTGTTTAACTTTTTCTCTGCACTGCATGAAAAAAGAAAAACAATAAATATAGTTGCTATTATCCTCATAGATTTTGCCAATGTGATGGTGTATATTTTAATTTACCCACACCACTTGGATAATACCATCCGTCTTGTTTTAAGATTGCTTTTTGTGCATCATCTGGATCTCCATTAAAACAAGTTCTTACTAAAACATCTAAAGGAGGCATTACTTCATCGCACTCGAACCATCCCGGAAGTGGATCGGAAACTTTTTTAATTTCTTTTACCTTTTCAACAGAAACCGTTCTTACTGCATAAGAAACGCATTGCGATTGTCCTTGAAAACCGATTAGCATTACTAAAGCGAACGCCATTGCTTTAATTGTCATTTTCATTTTTATTTGATTTTGATTGTTTACTTTCTATTAATCTGTCTAATTTCTCTTCTGTTCGATACATACTATTTTTAATCTCTTTTATATCTTCTTTCCTTTCTATTTTTTCTTCTTTTTGTATTAATTCAACATTATCTAAACGTACACTATCCTTTTCTACTTTTGTAGATAGATACCATAGCCAAGATGTTAAGGCTATAAATATTGGCATCAGGGAAATTAATATCTCCCATAATTTAGGAGTACGATTCATCGTTTATAAAATGATTTAAAAATATAATAACAACTCATTAAAAAAAATACAAATGTCTGTGTTAAGAAAAACCATTCAGCACGTTTAAAAGCAATTAAATAATGAGCAAAATCAAGAATGCTAGAAATAAATATTATAAAAAATATTTCTTGCCATAGCTTAACAAATACCATCATTCTTCCATACTCTATTGCTCTTTCTTTTTTTAAATAATTTTCTACTGCTCCTAATATTATACAGACAACCCATATTATTAATGTAAAACTAATTAATTCTCCTGTATCTTTTAAATACCAAGCTAAAGAAATTTGTTCTTTAGGCTGATTATGAAATGGTTTTATCATAATCATTTTATCGGTATTATTTAAAAAGCGATGCACATTTGGAAGTATAGAGCTAATTCCAAAGAGAATAACTGTTTTAATAATTGTACTTTTCATATTTTTATGGTTTGCTAGGCCTTCCGCCGTCTGGTGGGTTAGAAGATCCGCCCGGGCCATCTTCAACTAAATTACTTCCTTCTTTCTCACCTTTGGCAAATTTGCCCTTTGAGTTACTAAAAAAGTTCTTTATAATATAAGATAATCCAGCCGTAAGACCTACATAAATTGTCGGCCTTATTCTTACCCACGAAAGTTCAAATACTTCTGTTGTAAGCAATTGATGTATCTCTGTAAGTATTGCGCTTAATACAGCTACTACCAATCCGTAAAGTAAATCCCTAACGTTTACACCAAAAATTTTAGATTTTGTTGTCATAATTTAATTTTAATTTTTACCAATTATTTTTCCATGTAGTCCCATTGTAAGTTTGCATCACCCCAATACTTTTGTCATTTGCTATACAGTCCTTGCAATACAAAGTTAACCCAATCTTTAAATCTTTAATTTTAATTTTGTCTGCGTCATTCCAAAGCGGTAACCCAAAACCCTGCACCATAGTCTTTTTTATTTCTCCAGTTATAGGATCTTGATAAAGCACTGTATCTTTATAATTAACGTAATCTATTTTCTTTACTGCTAATTTTCCATTAACGTCTAAGGTAAATTTTGGATCAGTTGTATTGATACCAACATTTTGTGAAAATGATTTTAAAGAGATAAACAAGATAACAAAGAACACTAATTTCATTTTATTTATTTTTTTAATTTTTATAATTATGGAGCAGTTGTTGTATGAATCCATGTAACAGTAGTTCCGGTTAAATCTAAATACTTATATCTAGTTGTACCAGCATCGTTATACTGAATAATAAACTTTCCTGATTTGTAATATTGATTATATTCAGTTCCGTTTGCAGGTGTTGAAGGAGTTGAAGCTGTTTTATATTTTGTAAAAGAGTTAAATGTTCCAGCGCCTTGTAAATTAAATGTAGCACCCATATCAACATCGCCTATAAATGTATGTTCTGCTCCAGATACCTGAGTTTCACCTCCATAAATAATATCTCCATCTTGTTGTATGTTTAATTTAGCAGTACTTCCGTAAGTACCAGTTACAAGATAAAGACCTTTTTGCCCAAACGCTTCCCACTGATCTGTATCTGTGCCTCCATGCTCTCTTGATCCTACGTAAGGCGTTGTAGCATCAAAAACATCTCCGTGAGTTATTGTTGCCCCAACTCCTGTTCCGTATAATTGAAGTCCAAAATAAGGAGAACCAGAACCACGTCTTAAATAACCAGCTACATTATCAAATACCCATCTGTTTGAATTATTTAATTTTATAGTAAGATCATTTGCATCCGTTGTCCCCAAACTAACTGCACCAGCATTGCCCCCATTGTAAACAGGTGCGGCAGTTCTTAATTGAGCTTGACTGGAAAAATAAAATAAAACCGAAATTGCGAGAATTAATTTTTTCATTTTTTATATTTTTAATTTGAAGGAATATATTTTACCGTAAGTATTTTTTGTATAATATCGTTATTACTTGTTGCTTCGCCAGTTGCTTTTAAAGTAATTGCATTTGCTAATGTTTCGCTAGATATTTTATAATCAGCGTAATCAGCGTAATTCGTTGTATTATTTGATTGTGAAAAACTTATTCTTTGACTTGTTGCACCTGTTCTAATTATAGTACCTTTTATTTCCATAGAACCACTGCTTTGAGGTTGCGCTGTACTCGAGTAAATATTTGAAGCTCCATAGTAAACTTTTATTTGTTTATTATTTGCATTTATAGCAAAAACAAATGTCATTGTAAATTCAATGTAATCTCCATTAGTACTTAATTGACCTGCCGGAATTGCGTATGTCATTAAATCATCTTCTCCCGTTCCTACGTTTCCTGCATCGGTGAAATTGGTTATTAGATTTTTCATTGGATTTAAAGTAGTCCAAGAACCAACACCATTTGCATCAGATACCATTATTTTATTTAAACCTTCGTTGCCGTCTTCCATCTTAATATTACCTACAACATGAAGTCTTGTATCCGGTGTTGTTGTCCCAATTCCAACATTTACATCGTCGGTAGCTCCGTTTACGCCATTAATAGAACCAAGTACTAAAGAGTTGCTTTGGTTTACTGCCGCATTTGCACCGATCGCAGTCGCATTAGTTAATGCAGGGCTAAGAACATCAGCAGCGTTACCGATAGCAGTATTAGAATTTCCGTCAACATTTCCAACTAAAGATTCATACCCTAAAGATGTATTACCGCCACCATGATCGTTATTTGTCATAGCCGCAAACCCCACAGATGTATTACCACTACCATCGGAATTTTGACCTAAATTATCATGACCAATAGATACGTTTTCTGCTCCATCGTTATTTTGTAATAACGCATCAAATCCCAAAGCTGTATTTCTATCTCCAGTAGTGTTACCAAACAAGCTACCTGAACCAATAGCAGTATTATTTAATCCTGATATATTTGAACCTAAAGCAGAATTACCAAAAGCTGTATTAGCAGAACCTCCTATATTATTAAGTAAAGACTGATAGCCATAAGCTGTGTTATACATACCAGTTGTAACGTTCCCAGATTGATAACCAAAGAATGTGCTTTGTAAAGTCGGATCTATACGACCAGATTTTTCATTGTTAACCCTAAAATTTAAAGGTACGTTATCATTCGTACCTAAAAAATTGGTTCCGTCAATTGTTCCAGAGTTGCCAAGAATGCTCCAAGCGTTCGGATCGGATGGTAAGTCAACCCAATCTCCTACACCTGTCGCATTAGATGTCCAGACTTTCCCATTAGCTTCATTGCCTGTCACGAATCTTGGAGTACCTACTACATGAAATTTTTCACTTGGCGTTGTTGTTCCAATGCCTACTTTTGTATCAGAAGATGCTCCATTAATACCGTTTATAGAACCTAGTATTAACGAATTGCTTGCATCAACACGAGAATAAGCTCCAATTGCTACTGCATTTATTAAATTGTTTGCATTAAGAGCGGAAGCATATCCAATATTTATATTTTTTGTTCCGGACACATTTGTATTTCCAGCATCTCTGCCAAATGCTATATTATCAGATCCGCTAGTATTATTTAACATTACGTTTCTGCCTATTGCTATGTTTTGATTCCCATTGTCATTATTAAACAATGCTCCGTACCCTAATGCAACATTGTATCCGCCAGTTGTATTATCTGCTAAATTAGAAGGCCCTAAAGCAGTATTTCCACTCCCTGTTGTATTTTGGGAAAGTGCATGATTTCCTACTGCGGTATTTTGCTCTCCTGTTGTAGTTGATTTTAGTGCTTCTGCTCCTACTGCAACGTTCTGGCCTCCGGGTAAAACAGAGTTCATTAAAGTCTGATAACCAAAACCAGTATTATCGCTACCTGTTGCATTTAACCCAGATTGATAACCAAAAAAAGCAGTTCTTTCAACTCTGTGTATCCTTCCAGATTTAACATTATTGATTCGAATATTAAAAGGTATATCGTCTGTTGTACCTATAAAATTTGTGCCATCTATTGTCCCAGCATTGCCCGTAAGTTTCCACGCATTTGCATCAGATACAGTTTGCCAGTCACCAACTCCATTTGCATCGGAAGTAAAAACTTTATTCAATGCCTGATTACCTGTAACGATCCTTATTGTTCCATTTTCAATATGTAATTTTTCTGTTGCTGCATCTGTACCTATTCCAACCTTAGTATCTGCCGCAGCTCCATTAACTCCATTAATTGAACCTAAAGTCATTGTATTATCGGCAGACACATACGCACGATATCCAATTGCAGTAGCATTATTTAGATTAATACCAGATACATTTGAGCGACTACCAATTGCAGTAATATTGCTCCCTGTTGTATTTGCAGTAATAGATTGATATCCTATCGCTGTATTATCACTACCTGTATTTGTATTAGATAAACTACTAACTCCTACCGTAGTATTGTTTGCACCTCCACTAACATTTAAAGAGGAAAACGATCCTATTGCTGTATTATTATGATTACTAATATTAGCGTTAAGAGCAGCGTGACCTATGGCTGTATTATCATGACCAGTAGTTAAGTTAAATTCTGCCGAAGTTCCGAATACAGCGTTTCTTAATGTCGCATCTAATCTTCCAGCTTTTATGTTATTAACTCTAAAATTTAACGGTATATTATCGGTAGTACCAATAAAGTTCACGCCATCTGTAGTGCCTAAGTTACCAGTTAAAGACCAAGCATCTGGAGTAATAGCTCCTCCGCCGACTTTCCACCAATGAGTTCCTGTATGTACATAAACAGTACTATCATCTTTAAGATACCTTATTTGCCCTGTATCTGCTCCGGGATTGGTAACTAAATTAATCCCCATGATAGACGTATCTTTTCTAGGCAATCCTAGATATTCGCGAAATTTAATACGATTTTCTTCTGTTCCATAATTATTAACAGGTAATAAAACTTGCGCTTCTGAGAACACGCATAAAAAACTAAAAATAAAGACCAAGAATTTTTTCATTTCTGATTTTGTTTTAAAATATAATTAAAGGTATTTGCCCGATAGTAATAGGATTAACAGTCGCACCTCCAGAGGTTCCAGACTGAAAAAACAAAGGTGTACCAGTTGATCCCCAAATTCCATAACCTAAATTACCTCCTGTACTATGACCTGTTGCCGCATACGGAGCACCACCGTTGTCTGGCTGTCCAAACATATAATGCCAGTGTGATTTATTTCTATCGTGGCCGTAACCACCTGATTTTTGTGTAACCCTGTCAGGATCAACTGTATTATCTAAGTATTTTAAAAATTTCAACATCCTATCTCTTAAATCAGGAACTTTGAATTTTGTATTATCATTGCTAATTGCAAAAAATCCGCTATAAGGTTTTGTAACCGCTCCATCTATAACTTGTATTGAATCGAATAAAGCGTAAGTAGTTGTATTCATCAATGGTAACGCTTCTTTTATTCTTGGATAATTTGCAATAATATACTCTGTTCCATTTCCTTGCAAGCGATTTATAGGCACATAATTTCCAAACTCAATTGTTCCAGCTTTTTTAATATCCAAGCTATCTGTAAATCCATATAACTTTAATCCTTTTCTTAACAATTGACCTCTTTCCCCTTTTCCTAATATAAAAGTATTTTTTTCTATACCAATAGCGGTAACATTTTCTCCGGGCTGTGCTTTTATAACCACATTATTATGAACAACACCAATACTCTCAATAAACAAAGGAACATTTTCTATTGTATCTGCAATTGCTGGCACTGTAATATTAACAACGGGATTCATTGAATCTACAATTAGCAGCTTTCCATAATCCGCTCCCGTTAAAATAATATCATTATCTATAAATACAACTTCTTTAAATATAGAAGGCGTTTGAGAGTTTGGAGGATTAACAATTACAGTAGCTTTAAATTTAATTACATAAATATCTCCTTCATTAAACTTGTAACCATTGTTTAACTGAAAACCACCATCTACTAAATTCTTTGTTATTTCTGCAATTCTTACCTCTAGCAATTGCCCTATTGCACGTTGCATTACATAGTAATCTTTATCTTTACATTGCGGTATAATAACAGAATCGGTATCCGCTACTGGATCATAAGCCTCTCCGCCTCCTACTATTATTTCTAAATCTGCATCTAATTGCAATACAGATGTAGTAACAGTAATATCATGAGACTTAATCAATGTTCCATCGCCACCAGTTTCCTCATAAAATTTAATTGTGTAAACAATATCTTCAATATTATCTACGAAAGAAAAATTATATTCCACACCATGAGGCCCGGGCTCTAAATGAGTATCTACTAATATGTTTGTTCCAGCTTTAAATAAACGCCAGCTAACAGGGTTGGTATAACCTGCGGAAACAAAACTGCTTATTTTTATCGATAGTGCCATGTTTTTTATTCTATATTTGATATAAAGTAATCCGTGTTTTCTGCATTGCCATCAATAGGCCCAAATAGTTTGCTTTCTGCGAAATAATCAATAACAACTTTCTTCTCAATAATGCCTGTACTTTCAAATCGTTTAGCTCTTCTGTTTGTAGTCTCCGCAATGTCTAAAGACCAGCCTGCAAAGGAATACAAATCTGCCCTTTCTGGATTAAATTTAGCTCCACTATTTAAAGCGGAAAATCCTTTTCCATCTATATCCACATTATCTTGATCGAATATTGTTTGTAATTTATCTGCTAAATAATCTGGTATTCCCAATGAACTTCCAGCGAATAATTTAAACTGTCTTGAAGAAACACCTTTAATTGTTTGAGAGGTATTAGGCTGATCTACATAAACTCTTCTTATACCATTTGTATCGTATTGTTTTATTTCCCCTTCTACACGAAGCATGATGTAAGACAGGTTTTCCCAAAACACTTCATTATTAAAGCTATTAAAGAATTTATACAATAAAGTTCCGGGATGTGATTCCCTTACCATAAAAGTTTCCGATTGCAGTTCTATTTTTCCATCTCCCTCTCCTACTGTCTTTTCGATATAATAACATCCTTCTTCTAATAAATTTAAAGAAACAGACAAAGCCCAATAAGTATCATCGCCAACAACCCCAATAGCATTCATATTTGATTGGTCTATTAAATCATTATACTCGTTGTAAATTCTAACATTTATAGGCCCAAAATTTGATTTAGCTGGTAAAATAATTATATCATTTTTCTGCCACTTCTGCTCGTACTTAAATGCTTGGTATAAAGGTAGAATTTGCTCATCGCTTTTCCATGCGTCAAAGTGTTTAAAATGATAATTAGCAGGTAGTACTCTGTTTTTATCAACAAAGTTTAGAGGCGAAAGAGTTGGTATTTCAATATAATTACTCGGCATCTTACCTATTATTTATTAAATTTTCTAAATTGTTTCCAGCTTTGCAAAGCAAAATATATTCTTGTGTTTCTAATGTTGCTTCGTTAGATTTAATATCATCTATAAATCCTGTAAAAGTAAAACCATTCACATTAAAAGAAAAATATCCGCCCGGATTTGCTTTTATTTTGTCGTACAAATTTAATTGCGACTTTGCTTCTACATTAAAAAAATGTGGCAAAAATATTTTTTGACCAAGATTAGCTATTGGAATGTCGTCTATTTCTCTTAATACAACATTGTTTAAATCAGTTGTTACCAACTGGCTATTCTTTGGCGTTGTTTGATATGTAAGCATTCCCATCTCCATTTTATCGCACGCTCCAGCTAACCAACTAAAATGCTCTGCTAATATTCTCCTAGGGCTTAATTCTATATTAAATATTTGCTGTTCTGCTGGAACACCCTCAATAGATAAGTATGGTTTTCTCCTTAATTTATAGTGTCTAAATTCTATTGTACTGTCCACAACTTCGTCGGTAACTGCTTTATTTAACTGTATAACTGTATTCGGGCCTTGTTCTTCCACAAATACTATTTTATAAGCACCTGTATTGTCGCCTGTTAAAACCTTAAACCTCGCCCCTATAATTAACCCCAAACCTATATCATTTATAGTTAATGTAGGAACTCCGTCAATAGTAGTAAAAGTAAGTTGGCCAACATAGTTAGGATATTTTAATTCGCCATCTATAAAAAATACATCATTATCGCTCTTATTATCAGTACTTGTTTTCCCTTCCGTATTAATTCTTAATATTTCTATAATGTACGGATCAGCGTAATAAATACTCTTTGCATCGTAAATATTTTCTCCGCCTTTTAATTTGGGAGTTTTAAAGATAAGTGTATTATTAAAAGAGTATTTACCATTTAGATTTTCAATATCTTTTGATGGATATCCAGCCTCAATACTGCTATACCTATATTGGTTTGCAGGCGTAACAAATTTTTCATCAATCTTTACTATTCCAAGATCCGCAATCGCTGAATCAGAAAAGGCATAACTTCTTTTTTCAAACTTACCATTATTATTTTCTATTCCAAATGCAGTGCATTTAACAGCGTTAACCGATTTATTCCAATCGCTAAACTTTGTTTTTATTACTGAATTTTGAATGCTACGTATAGCATCACCAGAAGTAATTAATAAGTTGAAATCAGCAGAAAGTAAATCACTCTTTAAGGTGCTTACATTTTTGCTCATGTTAAGACATAATTTATTACCAACATCAAAAGCTCGTATACCATCTATAACAGTTGTATCTTTCTTGCTACCAAAATCTATATAAATAAAACTGTCTTCTAAAAAAGTAATATTAAATAAATTATAATTTACAGAATTTTGATCTTGCATTAAAAATAATTTCTCATTTGGTGCAAGAGTTACATTGTAATTTATAGGTATCTCGTAAATTTGATTAGCAACTGGATTACCTGCATAAAAAGACAATGTGTTATCATTAATATTAAAAGTATCTTTCGCAAATTTCATTCTTACAAAAGAAGGAGGTAACGTTCCATTTTCTGGAGCTTTAAACCTTACAATGCCCGTAATGGTAATAGCTTGGTTATTTGGACTAGAGTTTTTTATTATAAAATTATCGCCAGCTGGATTATATGATTCAACGACCTGCGATCCTATTTCGACAGTTGTATTTGTACCTTCCGCAGTAACAAATGGCAAAGCAAGGGTTTGCTTTCCACTTCCCTCGTATAACACATCTGGAGCTATTTGATATGTTAATTTATTAAATAACGGAAATCCATCCATTTCAATAGACACAGAATCGTCGTCAAAAGGTATCTCGTAAGGTATGTTTTTATTTGCCTGTACATCTTTATAAAATCCACCCTCAATAATATTAGCCTCAACAGAATCGAAATTATCATTAAAAGTAGTAAGATCGACTTCCCCTTTATACCAATCTTTATATTTCATACCACCTCCAAAAGATTGATCCAATTTTAACCATATAAAAAACAAAACTGTTTCGCAGCCAAACTTATAGTAATTGCTCCTTAATATCGTAGCCGCATCTCTAAAAAACTTTAAGGTAGTTGTGTATGCTTTAACTATTCCAAGAAATTCTGTATTACGGGTAAACTGTATTACATTCTGCTCCCAGCCTTCTGGCGAATTGTCTAAAGGATCTGGATTAGGTTTTGGAACCACATTGCCATCCTCTATGGCAAGGGATTTACCTTGATCGTTTGTTATAAATGGTAAAAATATTCTATTCATTAATTACGTACATTTTGCAACCACCAGTTATGATAATCATTAATTGTTCTATTCTGCCTTTTCCAGCCTTCTTTTGTTATTTCTGTTGTGCTAATATTTATACTATTAACCGCATCTATTAATTCTCCAAATTGATAACTGTTATTTGAATTATCTTTTACAGTTTTTAATAAAGGCATTTTATTTGATCTTAGCATTGCATCCATAGAAGGATAGACAATATCATCTCTATCTAAGAATGTTAAGCGTGGTCTTAAAGCTCCCGAACTTGTTTCTATTGTATTTGTCTTAGCTCTGTGAACATATTCCCTTTTACCTGCTTCATCAATTTCTGCAAGTCCTCTGTATTTATTATTCTTGTCTTTACCTTTACCAAATTTGGGCAGAGGAGTTGCTATTGCTTTTATTAATGCTACACCTGCTAAGGCTGCCGCTTGGTATTGTTGCTTTGCAAGGGCAATACCAATCTCTAGTATAATCTTCATTATGCCTAGATTCTTTTCAAATCTTGCTCTCTCTAAATCTAATTTTCTTTGCCTTGCTTCCAATCTTTCTCTTTCAGCTTGTGCAGTAGCTTCAATAACTTTTATCTTGTTCGCTTTCTCTTCATCGGAAATTAATTCTTTATTTACTGCATCTATTTTTTCGTTTTTCTTTTTTTCATTAAGATCTATTTGATCTTGTATTGCATTTTTCTGCTTTGTGTTTTCAGCTTCGTTTAAAGTAGATAGAAGATCTAAAGCCTCTGTTTCGTACAGCATCACTTTATCTAACGCTTCATCTCTTATTCGGTCTTTCTCGGTATATTCTCTTTTTGTAATACCTATCCTTAAATTAGCTTGATCTATTGCATTTTGAGTAATCTTTTTTTCTACATCTATTGTGTCGCCGCCAAAAGCCAATGTAATAGCTTTTTGTTCTTCTAACGCCCTTTCCTCTGCGATTAAAACTTGAAGCCTTGCGCTATCCCGAATATCTGCTAATCTTTTTTGGTAATTCCTTTCTACCTTTTCCCTTTTACCTGCGGATGCAATTGCAATATCTTCTTCAAATTGAAGTGTTGCAGATGCTTCTCTTTGAGATCCATCAATCTCTATTTTATCCTTAACAATTTTTGCTTTCCTTTCTTGAAATTCAGCAAAGTCTTTTAAATCCTGTTCATACCTTTCTTCTAAAAATTTTGTTCTGTCTTTATAAATTTCTTTAACTTGATCTGATAATTTTAATTCAGCATCTAATCTCTCGCTTAAAGATTTCGATTCTAGTATTGCAATTTGTGTTTTGGTATTTTGTATTTCTACAATTAAGTTATTACGAGCAGTACCACGCACTCTTTTTAAATTAGCTTCTTGAGCTTTTAATTTATCGTCCAAAGATCTGCGCTCATCTTCTTCGTTCTTTTTAATTAACTTAACCGATTCGTCAAAATAAGCCTGAGACAATTCCAGTCTTTTATCAAAATTCTCACCCTCTTCTTGCAATTGGTGATCTAGTAATGTTTTCCTTCTTTCTGCCGCCAGTCTGTATAATTCAAAATTAGAATCCAAAATTGCTTTTGTCGACTCTGTTACAACGGCTACACGCTTTTCTTTTTTCTGCTTACCTTCTAGTTTATCAATTTCTTCTTGTATTTTTTTAGCTGCTTCAACATTTTGCTTTATAGCTCCAACTGTGGTTAAGTTTGGTCTATCTTTATTTAGCTTGTCTAATTGATCATTAAGGTTCTTTAATATACCAATTGGTTTAGATGGAGGTGCTGCTTCCAAATTCTTTTGGAATTTATCTTTAAATATATCCGTAGATGCTTTTACTTTTACATTCGCTTTGTCGATAGCTTTGTCTATATTCTTTAATAATTGATCTACATCCGAATCTGGTAAATCCAAATTAAATATAGATGCAGTCATATTAATTCTTCCCGTAGATGTGGTATTATCTAAAAATTTTCTTTGAGCTTCTGAAAGATCATCGTAAGCAACTGTTCCGGCTGCCCTTAGATTTTCTAAAGCCTTTTTCTCTGCCTGCAATTCTGCTACCTGCTTATTAGCTCCTTGTCCAACTTCTTGCGCTGCTTGCAATTCTCCCTTACGCTGCAAAGAATCTACATAACTATCTAACAGCTTTTTACCTTCGGCAGTTTTAAGGTTCTCTAAAGTCAAACCTTCTAAATATTCTGGAGCTAAAGCAATTAATTCTTTCAATGCTTCTTTTCTAGCTTTTAGGCTAATTGTATTATCATTAATTACGGCAGTAAGATTTGTAACTACTGTTTTTTCTTTATTGTAATTTTCGATAGCTTTTAAATTCACCTCATTAAGAGCCTGTACAGCTATCTTTCCTTTATCAAAACTTTTAAACAAACTAGCAAACGCATTAATAAGCTGTTTTATTGGTTCTAGCAATATCAATACAACACCTGCAAGCCCTAGCCCCGGAATTAAATTAGCTAATTGCCTAACAGCACCATACGCCTTAGTAAAAACATTTGTCGCAGACCTCGCAGATATACCAGCTTGCTTTTCAAGTTTTACTAAACTCTTTTCAGTAGTTGTAATTTCTTTTCTTAAAGCAACTCCAAATGGAGCTGCTTTTTCTGCTTTAGACAATCCATCATAAGATACACGCAATAATTCTAATTGCGCCCTTGCCTTGTCAATTGACCCAGAAGCCGACGTGAATTCAATCGACTGTAATTTTGTTATCTCTGTAAGTTTTTTATTCTCAGCTTGTAATAAAATTTCTTCTTCTTTTAATATTGCCAGCTTGGTAGCTTGCTTATCAGTTACTACACCAGCTTCCGCAATTGCTAAGTTTAATTCAGCTTGCGAAGATTTATTTTGTTTTAATATAACATTATTCCTAGTAACCGTTTCAAGATTATCTTGTAACGACCCTGTATAATCGTCGTATTTTAATTTTGCGCCGCTAACTTCTTGAGCAGCAATCCCCGCCTGCTCTGCTGCTTTCTTTTGACTTAAACCCCATGCAGTTGCAGCATTGTCCGACTCAGCTTGTGTTTTATTAAAATCGTTTATTGTGTCGCCAGTTTTTTCTAATTGTTCTTGCTCTGCTCTTAAAGCATCTAAATTAGTTGTAAATGGTATATTATTTGGATCATCTTTTGCCGCTTTAGCTTTCGCAAGTGCTAATTTCTCCTGTTGCCTTGTTTCTCTTTCTAACTCCTGTGATTTTAGCTTTTTTGTTTTTATACTTTGCTGATCTAGCTTCTCTTCTTCTTGTGCAGCTTTTAAACTTAATATCCTCTGCTTATCGCTCATTGCTTTTGCACGGGATAGCTTATCTTCTGCCTTTGTTAAATCATCAATAGCTTTTGCAGCATCTTTGGCAGCGTTAACAGTTGCACGAAAACCAGAAGCATCTCCCAAAGTAAGTTTTGTATCCCTTACCTTTTTAATAGAAGCATACACTTGGTTTAATTCTCCAAGTATAAATTCGGTATCTTTTTTTGCACCCTCCCGATCAACGTAGCTGTCAATAAGATCTTCCATTATTTTTCAACCATTTTATTTGTTAAACGTATTAAATCAATGTATTCAAAAGTGGTTATCTGGCTTGCTATTATTCTGTATTTATGAATACTGCTAAGAGCATTTAGTATTCCACTAAAATATTCTTTAGTTGGTTTTTGACCTTTATCCTTTTTCTTTTGCCCTTTCTCTACTGCTTTGAATTGGATATCGTTTAAATCGTACCTAATAACCAATCCCTTACTTTTATTATAACACTTTTGCAATAGTTTATCATACTCTTCTGGTTTAAAAGGATCGAATTTAAAATTAGAACCTAATTCTTTATTTAAAATATCTTCAAATACTTTTACACGGTATTCCTGTAAAATCTCAACTAATCTTCTAATTAAATGAATTTTAGTTGCTAATTCACACAATTCTTTGTATAATTTTAAATAAAGTTTATTTTCATTATCTCCTACTGCATAGACATATTCTTCGTAAATTTTATCCCATGTAGATTCTAATTCCTCCTGTGTAGGTGTTCCAGATTTAATTAAGACAGATAAGTTATGATCAATATAACATATAATAAAACTACTAAGCGGTAATTCATTAATGCTTAGATATAAACTCGGCGTGGGCATAACCTCTGGCAAAGGCTTGCTCGGCGGTGCAATAGTACCACTCAAATCCTTCTTTGTATATCGCCATCGTTTTACCATTTGCGTTTTTTATCGCTTCATTTATAATTTTTTGTTTTGCTTGCTGCTGACCTTTAACAGATTGAAAGCAGCCTTCGCATCCTCCTTCTCCGTTCATTTTGATCTAATTTTTTGAATAATCTTTTTATTCAAAGCCTTGTTAGATATTGGTTTGTATTCATTAAGGCTTGTTTCGTTAAGCCCTAAAGGATCTCCGTATTTTCCAATTATATTTTCTATTTTATCTGCCGATGCTGCTGAATCTATTACTAAAGTTTGCTCTCTAACATCTACAAATAGTTCTTCGTGGTATTCCCCTGTTAATTTTAAATCTACATTACCACTACCAGCTAAAGGGTTTTGCGCTAACTTTTTCGCTGCATACTTTTCACTCTTATACTTCCCTATTTTGGTTCCGTCTTTTTTCTCTCCATGCAACAATTGATCTCTTTGAATATCTAACAAATCTTTTCGTGTTTCCTCTACAGCTTCACGAGCCAACTTGTCTATATCCAGAGTTTTAAACCTATTCATTAATTGTCCTAATCTTGCCATAATAAAAAAGGGCGGCGATTAACCGCCCTTGATTTTTTGTTACTTTTTAAAACCTAATGCAATACTTTTTTCGCCAGATTGCTTTTCTAAAGTTTCGGTTTTGGGTTCTGTTTCAACCACCTTTTTAACCTTAACAGAAGAAATAATTAATCCGTGCGCCTCTTTCAATTCATCTTCTGTATAACCCAAATGCAGGTTATCTTTAATAAATTGAGCTTCCGGCTTATCTGCGTTCTTAGGATTCCAAGTTGTTACCTTTCCGGTTCTCTTGTTATTGTATTTTACAAAAGCATTATCCATAAAATAATTATTTAGTTAAAATGATAAAATTAGATTCTAAACCATCAACATCCGCAGCTTCTAAATCAATAGGATCAACCCATTGTAATTTAATTTTAGTGCCATTTGCTAACGCCGCATAATCAACAGCATCAAATGTAACTACCCATCCTTTATTCGCTGGCTCATATGTTACCGAATCTATTGCTAAAGGTGTACCATAAACAGGAGCTCCTGTAAATGCTTCCCATAACAACGCATCTGCTAATTCTGCTCCGTATGTGTCTGCGATATAAATCGCTTGACCAATTTCAGCTGTTGGAACTTCTGCTCCAATATGCCAAACATTAGCGGCGTGTGCTGCTGTCTCAACTAGATTAACATCGATCAAACCTATAATGCTAGAAGAGTTTTCAACTTCTCCAAACGCAGCGTCGTCATTTACCTCTGATACAGACAAGTAAGACAAGGTAATTGTTACTACCCTCTCTTCTATATTTTGTCCAGTAGCAAATTTTAAACCACTTACAAATAGGTTTGCTTGAGCGCCTACAAATTTATCTCCTTGCTTAACGCCCCAAACTCTGTTATTGCTATCCAACATCAAAACACGAACGTTTTGGTTATTGAATTTTCTTAACAAACGAACTAAAGATTGGCCAGCTAATACTTTTAATGTATAAACTGGTTTACCTTCTCTGATAATCATTTTCAATCCCTGATTTAAAGTACCTTCAACGTTTGCTTCACTTGAATCTACAACGTCTTCGTGCTCAGGAAATACAAACAATTTATCTGCATCCGCTTTTGGAAGTTTAGAGGCGTTTTCAAAATAAGGTTGAAATAAATCGCCTGTTACATCTTCAATATCTGCACTATTATTCCAGATAAAGATTTTTTTTGCTATGCCCGGGCCAACATCGCATTGTATAGGCCCTGTATTTACGACATTAGAGGCACATAATGATATAGCCATAATTTTAAATTTTTTTAGGTTGTTTAATACAAATTTCTTTTATATTCAACTTTAAGTCTTTTATTTGAATTACATCAACAATGTCATTGAATAAATTCGCTTCGCCGTTTCCAAGATTATCCTGTTTACCCCAATAAGGTCGCATAATAGCGGTATGTTTTAAATCCGTACCAAGAGTTTTTATATCTTGGCTTTCTAAAATAGAATCTATCAATGCTTTATAAATTGGAAGCAATACAGGAACATAAACCTCGTCACGACGTTGCTTCATTGTTCTATTCGCCGTGCTGTCCATTGCTATTATTATATTAAAACTGCTACTTGCATAAACACTAAGAGCTTCACCATGCTTTTCTTCAAAATCCATAATTAACCAAACAAGAGGAAACTTATGCGGCTTATCCGTATTAGCTTCTTTTATTGTAAGGTTCTTAACAATCTCCCTGTAATGCCCATAATCATAATATACGGTACTACCGTATTTCTGAATAATAGAAGGCATTAAGCCTTCAAATACATCTGGGATAAATTGCGGTGTCATATATTCATTTCGTTTATACCAATAACATTATCATAAATAAATCGCATGGAAGATCTTTTATTATACTTTTCATAAGTGCCTTCTTTGTAATCCATATAATGCACAAAACTTTTTATCGCTGTTCTTAATTCAGACATTGCACGTACGGCCTTAGAAGAGCCGCTAACCCTAGTAGAATTTTCTGCTTTAGTTGCGACAACTCCTATGCCTATGTTTTGCAAGTCTTTATCACGCATCCAACGATAGTAAACGTAATTTGCAATAATGCTCCTGTATTTTCCAACAATAGGAGGATCGACATCTGGATCTGGTGCAATAATCGTTTCTTTAAAACCTTCCCAATGATATACTACACCCATATACTCATAATTGTCTCCCTCTAACAACTCTTTATAAGGAGTTGCAATTGGATCAACATTTAGAGCAGCTACAAATAATAAGTACAACTCATAACCTAATACACCGACCAAAAACTTCTTTTCATATTTTTCAATGAATGTTATTAATGCAGGTTCTACATTTACGTTATTGGTCGGTATATCCAGCTCACCGATAAAATATGATTTATCCAGTATCATTTTTTAATTTGGTTTTGTTGCATACAGTTTTCCACTATAAGACAGAGAAGATGTTCCAGACGGCGAAATAAGGGCTTTGTAATACAAATACCTTTTAGGCGACTCGTCGTAAACATAAGTATTAGTAGCATCGGTAAGTGTATCTACACCAATGTTACCATACTTAACACCATCATTGCTGCCTTGCCAGTAAATAACACCTGCGATGGTTCCGCTTATTTTAGTAATAGGAATTTCCATCGAAACAGTTGCTTGATAGCTTGCTATTTGAAGAACAGGGCCTTCTGCTGTGCTGTTGGTTACTGTATCAATAGGCAAACCATTTGGATTTGTCATTGAAGATTGCGAATATCCAGTCATGCTGATTATTGCAACAATCATAATTAATATTAGTTTTTTCATTTTTTAACCTCCTCTTTTTTTGTAGCCTTTTTTTCTTCGGGCTCTGTTTCGGTTACTTTTTTCTGTTCAAGCATTTTTTTAGCTAAATTAGAATGCACTTCCATTTTAGTCCCAGAAGGAATGCCTGCCGCTAACAAAACATCAGTAGAATAAACAGTAACCATATCTTTTGGATATAATTTATCACTGTTTTTCTCTTTCTTTGTTACGCTTTTTGTGGTTATTGGTCTGCCACTTTCTTTAAAATCTTGTGCCATATATTGTTTTTTGTTTTTAAGATTATGGTTTCAATAATGCTGCTTTAACGTTAGCAAATGTATCTCTAACGAAAGAACCTGCGTGATTTGTTGCCAACCAATCTTTAAAGAACATTTCAACAATTATTCTCATTTGGTTGTTATCAAAATCACTTACAACGTTTGTTACAGGGTTTGCACCAGTTACAGTAATACCGTAACCCATACGAACAGTAATAGCTTCTTCTTCTACTTTAAACAATTTGCTTTCACCTAAAGTAAAAGTACCTGCTGGCTGATAAGTACTTACAACAACTTGAAATCCCATCATACGCATAACGCCGTTAGGATCGTAAGTTGGAATAGTTAAGTAGTAAGCACCAGTTGTATCTTTCTGTAACGCTATCCTCCATTTATCTTGTGGATTAATAATCAATACATCTGGATAGAAATTAAGAGCTTCTATTTGAGCGGCAGCCGCACCAATAGCATCATAATCGTTAGGAGCTACAAACTGATCATCTAATATAGTACCTGTGTATGCCACAGCTTCTGCGTTAAGATCAGTTACTAACAACTGAATATAATCCCTTACTAATTTATCGTTTATTAAACGTCTAATAATAGCATAAGCCTTTTTTCTCCATTTAACAAACTCCTCAGTAACGATATATTTACCAGCGACTTTTTTAGCTTCTGCATAATTTCTTACCAGAGCTGTACTAACCAATGGTTTTAAGCCTCCTTCTGCTACGATTGCAAATGCACCTTCTTCGTCACCTTCTTCCAACCAAGTTGTGTATTGTTCTATTTCCCCAACGATTTCTCTATCTACGATATCATAGATGAATTGGTTGCCATAACGCTTAGGAACAAATTCGGCAAGGGACATGCTTTCAATCATTTCGTCAGGGTAAGAATTTTCATCAATCGTGTTGTCTGTTGCCATTACAGCCGCAGCACGAATGTTTAATTTAATTTCTTTACCAGAAGCCTTCGCACGAAAAAGTAATTCGATATCTTTCATCTTATCATTTAAGATAGAACGAAGATTTACTTTCTTGTCTTCCGCATTTCCTGATTTCATTTTCTCTTGCTCTGCCGCTAGATTTTTTAAAGTCTTGTTTACTTTCGCTGCATCAAAATTTCTTAATGCTTCTAAGTTTAAGCTCTTTAATTTATCATCTACCAGTTTGTTTAATTCGTCAGAATTTTTATATCCACGCTTTTCGATTTCTTTTGTAACAGTTCCTTTTATTTTTTTCATGAACTGTCTTTTTTCTTTAACTACTGTTTCGTCTTCTTCATCCTCGTCTTCATCTTCCTCATCATCTTCGTCCTCATCATCTTCGTCCTCATCTCCGGGATCTTTACCATCCGATTTATAAGCCGCAGAAGCAAAGTTGGGATTCGGGAACCTGCGTGTAGATATTTTACCCAGATCGCCGAATTTTAAATTTTGTTTTTTCATTGTTTTACCAATTTTTGTTTAAATAATTATAATCAATATTTGCCTTTGCTTTCTCCGTCGGCTTAATTTTTTGAAGTGCTTTCTTGCGTTGCTCAAGCGGCTCCAAATTAATAAGTGATTTTTGTAGCGCAAATAATTTTCTAGCTTGTAAACGATCTTTCTTTGGAAGAGTTCTAATAAAATCTTCTATATCGTCGTGCAAATCTTCCATGCCTTGTTTAGACCTTATTGCATAAGTACCACCATCAGCACCAATCGTAACTACACTACCTTCGAATAATTCTATCTCCAATAATACTAAACATTTTTTATCTTCATCCCACTCTATTTTATCCCATATATAATCAAACCCAATACTAAATTGATTTAATGTACCACTCTTAATTTGCTTAATGCAACGATCTGCATTCGGTACATCATCCAATGGTTTTGTTTCAAAGTATAATCCATAATTATCTTCACGTAAAATAGCAAATACCGCTAAAGGATCATCTTGCCTATGCTGCCAAAGAAAAGTAATCTTATAATTAGCATTACTATTAGGCCCACGCTCTTGAATAGATTTAGCACAAGCTCCTTTGATTATCATCTCGTGGTAATGATTTATATTCCCCCACTTGATAAGATAACCTTTAATAACACGATCTTCGGTTACTTCTAACTTTGCATTCTTTTGAATATCAATCGTTGCATAGTTAATCGGCGCTGCTCTTCTTTTTAGCTCCTTTATCCTTTTCTCCTTTAGGCTTAACGTTTGCTTCTTTTTCGTTAGAGTTACTGACATTTGAATTAAGATTTATAAATGATTTAACTTGTTCTAATTCTTCCGGTGTTAATTCCGGCAATTTCTTCTCATATATCGATCCCGTTCCTTTTGTACCATCAAATGAAGTAATCCATTCATTTAGTGTACATGCACCAGACTCCCACCTTTGTTTCCATACATTTCCATACACCTCGTCAACGTCTGATTTTTCTTTTCTATTTTCCTGCAATACTTCAATATGGGAAAAGTCTGCATAAACATACCTTCTAGAATCTTTTAGCTTCATGTAATCCGTCCACATCTCGCAATAGCGTTTAGCCCACGGGATAATAACACCTGTATAGAAAGACTTCATGTCTGAGTCTGCATTGCTAAATGTACTTTGATTTTTAGAAGGCACTAAATGTCGAGGTATTTGTAATACCTTGTAGATCGCTACTGCATCAGCTTCGGTTTCATCAAATGGCAACATTTCAGCAATAGACATTTGTGTACGGACAAAATCAACGGGCTGGTTTGTAATTCCAATAGTTGCTCTATTTCCTGTTACTCCATAAGTTTCGTTTACATCTCTGATTAATTCTTTCTTTTCACCTTTAGTAAGAGCAATAATGCCACTATCGTCTTTCTTACCACTAACTAAAAAACCCATCGCTCCACGCTTGATATAAATTGTTCCTCTTGCTTCATAAACAGGTATTAAATTTCGTATTGCTTTTTCAGCACCCATTAATAAAGACTTTGTATCATTAACATTCGTTCCACTTGCTAAGTTTAAATGGCAGATAGGCAATACCTTTTCTGTATCAAATTTTCTATCTCCCTTTTTCCAATACTTA